CTATACATAAATCCATAAGTTTTAATAATTTAGTTCTTTTATCTGACATACCAGAGCCAACTTCATCAAATACATATTCAACCCTTATATTTTCTTTCTACACAGTAATCAAGCATTCTGCCTTTTTGTCGATCTAAGTCACCTTTTTGTTTCTGTTCATGTGATGAAACTCTACAATAAATAGCCACACAATCAGTTTTCACTTCAATGGTATCTATACCCTGTAATGATTGTATCTCAGACAATAGATATCTTCTATGACCTCCCTTAGTCTTTTTAGATGTGATCTTACCATCAGATTCCCATCTTCTAAGAGTTTTTTGGTCAACACCAAGCATCTCAGATGCTTCTTTTATGCTTATAAGCTTATTCATCTGTTTCAAGTAAATCCTTATATTGATCCCTAACCTTATCATAGATTTTTTGAAATTCCTCAATAGTAGGAACTTCATCAAGTTCTATAACATAAGGAAAGATTCTTCCATCATCAAGCTCAAATTCTTCTTTAGTAACTCTTACGACCATAGGTTTTCTTTTCTCCATATTTAACCTTTCACTATGTATTTATATTAATAGGTTATTAAAATGTCCAAGTTTTTACAAAAATGTCTAAATTTTATTTAAATAGTTACAACCCCTCAACGAGCTTTTTTATCTCAGGGTTCTTTTTTATGATATTCTCCCGTATGTCCACTACTCTCTTCCCATACACGGGATTCTTAGCCATATCTATTGGCTCTTTACTGACATCCAAGCCATATACCTTCTTAACACCGCCCCCTCCAAAGGACTGACTACTGATCTTACCATAGCCGTTCCACGCCTGCAAAACCTCTTCGTCAGTCTTTTTCCCCAACCTCCGTGCTAACTTCATTTTATCCTGTAACTCAAGCATGGTCAGGTCAAGAAAATCTTCCTCTGCCGTTTCTGGGTTAAGTCTCCCTCCTGAAAGCAGATTCATGGGATTAGAATAGTATTCGTCACTAAAGCCCGTCTCTTGATGTGCGATAGCCAACGCAGTATAGGGATCAATACCGTAGTCCTTAGCTTTCTTTATAATCTTCTTTATGAGTTCTGAGTCTGCCTCAACGTGGAGTCTGCGTCTGTCATCAACTGGCTCCCCTGTAACCAAATCCACCTGCCTCTCGTCTTTTATCTTTATCTTCGTTCTCGGCCTTGGTTCTAAGTCCCAATACTGCATCTTAAAGTCATTCATGGTCTTGGTATAAAAACCATCGGCCTTCATGAGGCTATAAAGAGAATATAGCTTATTAGGGTCTGAAAACTGTTGCTTAAAATCTTCGTAGGATTTAGTGTATAACTTATCCTCGTTTAACCGCTTCCATAACTTGTATTGGTTCTCCGGCATGGCTAAAACTATTAGGAGTAGTAGCTTAAAGATTATCGTACCTTCCTATCTGCTGTTGGCTCATGTCTGCCTGTGGTTGGTTCATTGTAGGCTCAAGCGGGGCTTCAGGTACGGACGGTGGTGTCATCTTGCCCTGCTCCATGAGATTTATCATATTCTCCACCTTTCCGAGTTCCATGTACAAGTCCGCATCGAGACCCTTTTGTGCTACAATATTCATGAGAATTTTATATCTATCAGTATAATTCATACTACCTCCCTGCTGTATTTACGTTCAATCCCTGTTCTGCTTCCATACCCTGTCTCACGGCTTCAAGCAAAGCAAGATTCCCCTCTAATTTGGTTTGTCCCATCTTTATCTGACCACGAAGACTCTCCTCTGCAATCTTAGCCTCAGCCTCCGCCTTAATCTTAGCAAGTTCACCCTGCATCTTCATCTGCTCGTTCTGTGCGTTGACCTGACCCTGTACCTGCATATTACGTTCTACCTGAGCCTGAGCCTCCTGCTTATTCTTTTCTATGGCATACTCAAGCTGTTTTTCTAAATCCAAGAGGTCTGCTCCATTCTCAAGCTGGCTCATGAAATATATAGCGTCATTAAGGTCTATGCCAGGTCTCTGCTCTCTTGTGTTCTGTAAGGCTATATCTATCCATTTTTCAAACCTCATCTTCTGTTTCATGTCGGGTTTGGCTTTAAGGCTTAACCCATACTGCACACCTTCTGACTCCATGATCCTAAGTGACTCCATGTCACTCGAACTAATGATGCCCACATACGCCTCTCTTATCTTCTCGCTATTCCTTATCCCTGTCTGTATCCTTCTCATTAGACACTCACCCGTGCCTTTCTTTATCTCATAACAGGCATCCATAATAGGTTTGAGAACATTTAACGTAGCCTGTAGTGCTGCCTGTGTAGTCCCAACGGGGGCATTAGGATCAGGTGACGCACCAAGACTCACAGGATTGATGCCCGTCATTAACTCCAACTGTCTGAATAACATCTCAAAGGTTTCCATGGTCTCCCTTACCCTCTCGCCCATGCCACCCTTAATAGGTGTAATGGGTGTAGCCGCACCCCCTGAATAAAGTCCTGTGCTTGCCGAATAAGAATATAACCAAAAGCCCGTCTGCCTGCCCAACTGTAATACTTCCCACGGTTTCAACTTACCACCGCCCATAGTTACATTACCGAGCATACTTGTATTGATAGCCACACCACTCTCTACCATCATGGCCAGAGAGTTTTGATAACGAAGATACGTCTGCGTCATTTGGTCAAGGATAGGCTTTATCCTCTTGATAAGAGACGGCCCGCTTAACTGCTCCACATGAACAGGCAACTGTGGTTTGCTCAGCCCGTTTCTTGATGCCATCTTTATGGGGCCGTAGTCAAAGACATAATCCGTATCTACAACCCAATATGCCTCGTATGGTTGTCTTACAAATATTCTTTTCTCCTCTTGCTTTGCCCCCGCTTTCTTGTTTGCTTCCGTTAAAGGCTTAACCACGCTATCAAAATCAAGATCAATGATAGAATTTCGCCCTCTGAAGCTCGTGTAATAGAGTTTTCGCTGAATGTCCGTGTCGATCCACCAAAAGTGGAGTATAGGTACTTTGAAGTCATCATATTTGTAAGTCCCATGCGTAGGATCGAGTTTGGACATTTTCTGGGCATCCCACACACCATTGGGGTTGTGATATTTTCCCCAAACAGTACTCGCCAGCTTGAGCCAATCTTCTTCCTTTAGGTCAGGTAATTTATTTCGTAGGTTGGATATGGTCATATACTGAAAGTATCCCGCATATTCCGCATCCTGATAATCCCTTTCCTGTGAGAACTGTATCATGAGCATAGCGGGGTCAAGATACCCTGTTTTCCACTTATTATCCTCTGCGTCAAAATAATCTTCCGTAGCACCATAACCCAAGTCGGCGAAGTCATCTATCAGCTTCTTTAGTATGACAGTATCCCACTCCGATATATTGAATGAATGCCTCAACACCTTCTGCATAGCACGAGCCACGTTGAGCTTAAAGCCGTCTTGAGCCTCAAACATGTCGAGTTCTTCTTTAGACTTAGGCAGGGGTACGTTCTCATCAATAGGAATACCCATCTCTGCTTTAATCTTATTCTGCCACTCTATGTTCTGCGCTTCTATGAACTTAACAAATTTCTGTTCCTCAGCAAGCCGTCTTGAGTCTGCGTCTATGGTATCTACAAACAGATCATAGTCTGCCTTATCAAACATACCATGTATCGAGTCTTTTATCATAGGAGCAGGGCTAAGGTTTTCCCACAAAATATTCAACCACCCCTCCCGTTTCCCTACTTTACTTATCGGCATATCATCAAAACTATCATAAACAGTCGATGAATCAGAACTGCTATTGTCTAATAACCATGCCTTATATTGATCTATGTCCTGCTCTCCCCTCGCATAAGCCCTTAATGTTGTAAACTCAAGCTGGCTGTCATAAGTCCATGCTGTCTTGCCAGAACACCAAAGAGAATACAATGCCTTTGACCACGCCAAACAATATTCAGCGTTCTTTTTCTTTGGGTCAATATCTCGGTTAGGAAAATTGAAATTAGAATTTTGATAACCCGATAATTGTGGTATTGCCATTATCTGTAAATTTTTACAAAGATACGCAGTTTTTAACTTATTGGCTGATGAGGTTTTTTGTGGAGTTGCATACCTTCATCACATTTTACCTGTCCTTAAACTCAACCCGCTTTTCTTATCTATCTCAGAGATCGTTGTATTGATGAACATACTTTGCTATTTCCTGCAAAGATACTGCTTTTCAAAATCTCCGTTTTCTGAACAGATTAAAGCCAGATAGGTCTA